GAGCTTTTTGAGGCGAAGGGTCGACAGACCCAGCACCGGCTTGGTACCGATGGCAGAAGCTGCCTCACCCTGCCAGTAGGCACGAATGCCGTTGGTGCCCCAGGGCGTAGTCTCATCCTTGGGGAAGGCCATGGTGTTGCCCGTGATCTCCACGTTGTCGGTCATGGGCAGCAGAGAGTCCTCGCCCAAAGACAACTGAAAGATTTCCTGGGCGAACTGGGGCGGCACCAGAAAGCCGCCGTCCTGAGCCGAGCCTTCGCTACCGAAGGAGGCAGGCGCCACAGCGTTTCGGCCCGAGCCGATCAGCAGGCGCTCATCGATGGAAGCGCCAGGGTTTTGCGCCTGGCGCACGGTCTTGAGGAAGTCGCCCACGCTCTTGAAGCCGTGCTTTGGATCAGCGGCAGCGTTGTCCACCACCGTGATCACGGAAGCCGTGGTCAGTTGAGAGGGGTGGTTCATCTGCGCCTCTTCGGCAATCAGGGCAGCTTCACGGTCAATGGCGGCTGAAGTTGCTTCGATCTTGGCCTTGAGGGCTTCGAAGGCTGCGACTTCTTCGTCGTTCATGTCGCGCTGCTCGGCGGCAGCGATATCGGTCAGGGCGCGTGCGTCCTTGACCAGGGTGGCTTTGCGAGACTGAAGCTCGCGCAATTGCTTGCTCATTGGTTTATCTCCAGAAATGAAAAAGCCGCCTGGTCGAAATGACTCAAGGCGGCGATAGGGATCACGACCAACGGGTCGCAGGGGGGCGCAGCCCTCAACGGAGGGCTGCAAGGAAAAGGGTTGAAATCAGACCCACATCAAACCAGTGCGAGAGCGTCTCGCGCCTGTTTCAGTCGGGAATGGCTTTTCTGAGGCTGGCCGCGAACGGCGTTGCCTGTGACCTTGGCCTGCATACGGGCCAGAACGTCATCGAAGGATGCGATGCCATCAACCATGCGTTGCGCCAGGGCAGCATCAGCTCCGAGCACCCGGCCTTCGCCCATGCCGTTTCGGACATCGTCGACCGACACGCCCCGGCCAACAGCCACAGCCTGGATGAAGGCGTTGTAGTAGTCGTCCACACGAGACTGCATGAAGGCCTGGGCCTCCGGATCCAGCGGCACATAGGGGTTGCCCTCAACCTTGAACTTGCCAGCCGAGACCAGGGTGGTTTTGACGCCCTCTTCTTCCAGTGCTTTCGAATAGTCAAAGTGCGCCTGCCACACGCCAATGGAGCCCACCTCACCACCAGGGGTGACGTAGAACTCACTGGCAGAGCAGCCGATCCAGTAAGCCGCCGAGGCAGCAAGGCTGTTGGCCACGGCCACCACAGGCTTCTGGGCTCGGGCCTTGACGATCTCCGAGGCGAGTTCGGCAACGCCATACACGCTGCCGCCGGGGCTGTCGATTTCGATCAGGATCTGGCCCACCGTGTCGTCGGCGAGGACCTGGCGCAAGGCCGAGGTGAATTGCTGGGTGCTGGTACTACCAGGTCCGGAGATGTCATCGACCATATTGCCCCGCTGGGTGACTACGCCATACAGAGGCAGTACGGCAATGCCCGCGCCCGCATTGGCCGCAGCCATCTGTTTGCGGGTATCGCGCAGCACCCGCTCCGACTGGATCTGGAACATGGCCTCATCAGTTGGAGGCTCTCCAGCTGACCAGCGGGTCAAGATCCCGGCCATGGCCTGCAGCCGCTCGGGCATCAGGGCCCACGGGGTTGTCAAAAATTCGGAGAGCAGAAGTTGTCTGTTCATTTGTGTATTCCCAATTGAATGAGGGACCGGGACAGCGCCGGTTCATCCTCGAGTGATGGAGCCCCCAGCGCCCAGTCCTCTACTACCGATGGAAGCAGGCTGAAGGTCTGGGCGATCAGGTTGATTTCGTTGGAGCCGAGGGCACCTTTTTTGCAGATGCGACGGGCCAGTCGCTGGGCGTTGGACTCGACCAGCTTTCGAAGTCGCAGGCTCAGCTGCTGCTCCGGTTCAGGACTGGCATCGGTGTCGGAATCCTGAGATTCGATTTGCGCGTCCTCAGCGTCCTCAGCGTCATCCTCTTCGACCATGTTCAGTGGCCGCAACGGTTGATCGAGTCCTGCGATCGGGTTGAGGTTTTCCGAGATGCGGGCTTCGTTGCGGGTGAGCCAGCCGTTCTGGATGCCGCTTTGGTAGTAAGCCGAGCGGCTGGCCGCATCCCCTCGCATCAGGTTGGCAAAGTCAAACTCGATCTCCAGCGCATCACCATCTGGGAGCAGGTCAGCTTCGATGGATGCCTCCCAGCGCTCCGCCCAGGGCGTCATGGTGTGCATGACGAATTCCAGGCTTTGCTGCTCGATGTTGGAAAACGTTGCCCGGTCCAGGTCCGCAATCATGTGTGGCGGCACTCTGAACAATCGGGCGATGTCTGTGATCTGGAACTTGCGCAGCTCCAGGAACTGGGCGTCCTTGTTTGTGACGCCCACCTCATGGAACTTCATACCGTTCTCAAGCACCAGGACCTTGCCCCGGTTCGAACCAGACTGCGCCGCCTGATAGGACTCGCGAAACACCCGCTTAGCTTCCGGGTCCTTGAAGTTGCCCGGGAACTCGATCCAGCCGCCTGTGGGTTTGGCATCGTTGGAGAAGAACCGAGCCCCGTAGTCCTGCGCGGCCAGGGCCATGCCCAGACTTTCTCGCGAGAGATCAATGGGGCTCAGGCCAATCAGCCCATCCGAAGACAGGCCCCGCAAATGCCAGACCTCCCCACGAGGCAGGACCATCTCGGAGCCCGCCTGATCCCGGATGCGGTAGCGGTAGTCGCCTGAGGACAGCAACTCCATCCTCACCCGGTCGGGGTGAATCGGGATCAGCTCGGTGATCTCCCCCCGGCTGTTGGCCAGGATCTGGCAGAAGGCGTTTCCCCTCAGAGCCAGATGCCCCTGTAGCATTTCGCGCCACTCGAATGGGTTCTGATAGCGGTTGGGCCGTTTGCCCAGCAACTGGTAGAGCCAGTGGTCCGTCACCCGGTCCTTGCCGCCGTCCTTGCGGGGCCGGTAGACCACGAGAGGGAGTGACGCCATGGTCTCCGAGAGAATGCGCACGCAGGCGTAGACCGCAGCCAGGCGCATGGCCGAATCGGCCGAAACACGCATGCCGGAGATGCTTCGAGCCGAGACCGGCTCGAAATAGAAGTCCCCCCAGGGTGAGCGATCACTTTGGACGCCAATCCTGGAAGCTCTGAAGCGGTCAAAGAAGCTAAAAATTCCCATGACGTCAGAGCACCATCAACTCGTAGTCGGATCCCAGCACCACCGATTCACCCGGTTTGATCGCCCGAGACAGGGCCATGATCAGTGCCACGATGCCGTCTATCTTGTTTTCTGGTCTTTCCTTCCTTGGATAGATGTTGTCCTTGACGTCCGTGTGGGCAACCACGTTGCTGGCCATCCAGGCGAGCACCGGGTCCCCGTCATGAACGAGCTTCTTTTGCAGGACCAAGGCCTCAAGCGTCTTCATCGGCTCGCTGAAGTTCAGCACCGTGGGGCGAACTTCGATCATGGGCAGGCCCTCGGACAACATCCGCGTGGACAGTTGCGTGGCCTGGAACGGGTCAAAGGCCACGGCTTGCACTGAAAACCGCGACGAGATGTCCAGCAAATCGGCTTCGATCCAGCTGAAATCGATCACGTTGCCCGGCGTCACCGAGAGGCGTCCTGTATGGGCCCAGCCCTCGTATTGGCTATTGCCTGCCGCCTGGACCGTGTCCTCTGGCAGGTAGTACTTGCCAAACACCGCATATGCATCTGGTGTGTCAGGGTGCTCGAACACCATGACGAGCGCCGCAATGTCCGTCTTGCTGGCCAGATCCAGACCGAGCCAGCAGGGCTGACCCAGGAACTGATCAAGCTCGAGATCGGGGTTGGCACTGGCATCCCAGGACCGCATGTCCATCCAGGCCGTGTCAGCACTCACCCACTCGTTGAGGTGCTTGGTCTTGAAGTTGTTGACAGCGCTGGGCAACTGCATGGCCTTGGCCTGCAGGGGAACCAGGATCTCCTCGCGCACCGAAATGCCCCAGTTGGGGTTGGCTTTGATGAGAGAGTCCTTTGCTGCCCAGTCATCCCCTTCATCGAGCCCGTAGATGATTCCGAACTGGGAGTCGTCTTCGAACACCCGGTTGAGCAGCTTGGTGACAAAGCTTCGGACCTCGTAGCAAATGCCCGATCGGTTGCTGCCAGCCGTAGTGATCACCCACAGCAGTGAGTTGTCCCGCTTGCCGGTACCGGTCTCCACCACGTCATAGACCGTTCGGGTCTTGTGGGCGTGCAACTCGTCGATGCAGCCGAAATGGATGTTCAAGCCGTCAAGCGTGGAGCCTTCTGCCGAAAGCGCCTCGAACTTGGAGCCGGTCTGCAGCACATGCATGTTGTGCGCCCCGACGTTCACGGCAAAACGGTTCCTAAAACCCGGGCTCAGGCGCGCCATGGTCTGGGCATCGCCAAAGACGATGCGGGCCTGATCGCGGGTGGTTGCCAGCGAATACACCTCAGCGCCGCCCTCGCGGTCGGCTGCCAGCATGTACAGACCCACTGCCGAGGACAGGGTGGACTTGGCGTTGCCCCGAGGCACCTCAATGTAAGAACGCCTGAAGCGGCGCTTGCCGTCTGATTTGACCCACCCGAAGACCGTGGACAGGATGAACACCTGCCAGGGCTCCAGAACAATCATCTTGCTGGCCAGTGGACCTTTGACGTGGGGCAATCGCTCAATGAAGGCGCACAGGTTGTCCGCTGGCCTGTAGGGCCTGCCATAGCGGTCCAGTAGTTCCGGGTTGAACTGGTACAGGCTGCTCTTGCGTTTGAAGCGGATCAGGTCATCGAGCTGGCGTTTGCAGGCTTTCTGGACCCACTCGCAGGTCAGGATCTCATGGGAGACAACGCGCTCGGCATATTGTTTGGCGCTCGCAGCGTATGTGCTCATCCTGTTTCCCTTTGGGTCAACCCACGATGTCCTCCCAGAGATCGAGCTCCTCGCCCGGGCGTTCGTTTGGAATGGAGATGCGCGAGCGAGATGCCGGGGTGAACCCCATCTCGATCGCTGCTTTGGTCATGATTTGGGCCTGCTTGTTGGCAATGGCCAGGTAAGGCGACTGCATGGGCACGCCGCTGTGGGGCGCCTTCACCAGGAGTCCCGTCTTGCCGATGCCCGCCTGGGCCTGCCGGTACAGATCTGCTGCGCAAGCCCAGATCTCCAGCACGGACATGTCCAGCTTGCGGATCAGCGTGGGCGGGGCACATTCAAGCGCGTAGCGCCAGGCGGCTTTGGCACCCTCTGGCATGTAGTCCGGAGGCTCGACCAGCAAGCCCTCTGGGATGGGCTCGTGGTAGTTGGTCCGGCATGGCTGCAAGGTCCCTTTGATCTGCTTGACTTGAGTCGGCAGTGGCTTACGTCCCCCCATAAATCACCCGCTTGGTTTGATGTTCATCTGATGCACTGCCTTTGCTGCAGGCTTTGGGGGGATACCCCCCCTTGTTCAATTTGCACGCACAAAAATTTGCGCAGGCCAACGCATCTTGGGCGGCAGTCTGTAGAGATTCATCCCCCCTACCCCCTCAGGACGGGGTCACTGGCGCGAGGACGCCGTCTCTGAGGCGGTCTTGGCGTTGTGACAGGGCACGCACAGGCTCTGCAGGTTCGCTCGCTCAAAGCGCTCACCGCCTTCTTTGACTGGAACGATGTGGTCAACGACCTTGGCCGGTTGCAACAGCCCCTTGGCCTGGCATCTGCAGCAAAGCGGGTTATCCCGTAACACCGCTGCACGGGTGTTGCGCCACCTGGCCGATTGATAGAAGCCGAGCTCGGTGTCGAACCCGCGCCGCGCACGCCCGTATTCACGGTGCACTTGCGACTGGTGATTGGCGCAGTACCCCGGCACGTTGAGCACCTGTGCGCAACCTGGGTATCGGCATGGAGTGGGCGCACTTCGCGGCATTTCAATCGACTTTCAAGGAATAAGCGACAGCTTGAAAAATTGACTTGGCTTCATCTTGATTCAGAGCGTCAATGCTCCACATCCAATCAACACAAGGAGAAGCCAATGAAATCAAGTCAGTCCATCGATCAACTGTTCAAACGCATTGCCAACGAACACCTGTACATCGAAACCCTGGAGACCCAGCACAGAGACCGGCTGGACTTCCACGAAGTGGCGGTGTGGGGCATCAAGTGCGCGCTGGCCGCTGCTTACGCAGAAGGGCTTGCAGAAGGAAAAAAAGCAAAAGCATCTCGGAGCCAAACATGCAACTGACGAACACCCAACGCACGCTGCTCGAAGCAGCCGCCAGGCATCCACAAAAGAAACTGGTTGTCTTTCCAGACAACCTCAAGGGCGGTGCCCGCATCAAGGTGCTGACCGCATTGCTCAACGCAAAGCTGATCGAAGCCAGCATTGAGGAAGCCGGTGTGTTTGGTGCCACGGCAGCTGGAATGCAAGCGATAGGCATTACCACGCCAGCTACGACACCAACACCAGTCCAAGCCCCACGCGCCACGCGAGGCGGCACCAAGCAGGCGGTTCTGATTGAGCTGCTCAAACGACCCGAAGGGGCAACACTGCCGCAAATGACCGAGGCTACTGGATGGCAAGTTCACACCGTGAGAGGTGCCATGGCAGGTGCACTCAAGAAGAAGCTGGGCCTGGAGATCACTTCAGAAAAGCAACCCGGCTCAGACCGGATTTACCGAATCATCAACCAAGCTGCCTGAGGCTCACATGAAAACCATGACCATCACGATTGAACGCAAACCCTTGACCATCCACCTCGATGGCAAGGACATGCAAGTCGAAGAGCTCGGCATCCGTCTGCCCTTTGGCCGCAAGCCCGCCACCATGAGCGAGATCGCTGGCAGTGAAGACTGCACCGTCTACATCACCGAAACCCGCGAGATGGAGCCAGCAGAGTTCGACCGATTTGCAGTGAACCTGCTCCAGTCTCGTGACTGGCTCAATGGCAAGGGCGGTTATTACGGAGATGGCAGGCTGTGTGTCGAGGTGCATGCACCCGGCCGCCCCTACCTCTTCATCGATCCCTCTGGGTCGAACTACGGTCGCTATTGCGCACGCCTTGGCTGATCAGTCTCCGAGAAGCGACACATCAAAAAGATTTGATGAATCGCTTTACTTCATCCCCAAGTAGAGCGTTCATACAGACATCGCAACAAGGACAAACCAATGAGCAACAACGCAATACCGATGACACAAAACGAGGCCTGGGGGTTTTGGGGAACGATGGGAGATCACGCCAGTGTGGCCTGGCCGATCGCAATGACCCAAGTTGCCGAGGTCACAGGTGAACCACCTGAATCGGTACGAGCCTTTCTGGACAGCAAGCAAGGCAGGCATTTCGCAGACTCGGTCCAGGACGGCTTGGCCTCAGGCCTTGCAATGGACGCCGCTGTTGCCAAAGCCATCGCCAAATGGATGGATTGGAAAATTGGTCGTATCACCGCACGGGAAACGGGCATCCCCAAGGGCCTGCCTTACCTGACCGGATTTGTGATTCACTGTGGCCTGGATGAAGTCTGCTACTGAACCGCAGGCTCGCTGCTTATGGCTGAGCCTGCGTTGGCAAATGACACGCCGTCATCCTCACGCACCGCCTGCTGGCCCGTATAGTCCTCCCAGCGCTTGATGATCACATCCACGAACTTGGGATCGAGCTCAATGAGACGGGCGTGACGCCCGGTCTTCTCGCTGGCGATCAGGGTGGTGCCAGAGCCACCGAATAAGTCCAGCACGATATCCCGGCTCTTCGATGAATTCTTGATGGCACGCTCGACCAACTCGACCGGTTTCATGGTCGGGTGCAAGTCGTTAACCCGGGGCTTGTTGTAGTTCCAGATGTCCGACTGGTCGCGGTCCCCGCACCAGAAGTGGTCCGAGCCCTGCTTCCAGCCATACAGGATGGGTTCGTACTGGCGCTGGTAATCCGCGCGACCGAGCGTGAAGGTGTTCTTGGACCAGATGATGAAGGTGGACCACTTGCCACCTGCCTTGATCCAGGCCTTTTGCAGCGTATGCAGCTCGGACGAGCTCATGCACACGTAGCAGGCGCCCTTTGTGACCACAAGCAGGTTCAGACAGGCGTCGTAGAGAAACTGGAAGAACCCCTCCCCCAGATCGTCATTCATGATGCGCCGGTCTTTGCCGCGCATCTTGTCCTTGGCGCTGTTGCCATAGTCCACGTTGTAGGGTGGATCGGTGAAGGCCATATCAGCCAATTGGCCACCCATGAGGCGCTCCACGTCCGACAAGACAGTGGAGTCACCACAAAGGAGGCGGTGGTTGCCGAGAATCCACAAGTCCCCAGGTCTGGATACCGGGTCTACTGGTGCTTCTGGGATT